TAGTTACAATAGACAGCCTACAAAATTAGACTACGCTAGTCCTACACAGTTTAAGTTTGGTATTATCAAACTACCAAAAGTAGAATATTTTTGTACGGCTGCAAACATACCTGGTATTACACTAGGTGCTGCCAATCAACCTACACCTTTAAAAGATATACCTATTCCTGGTGATAAACTAGATTATGATACTTTAAACATATCTTTTTTAGTAGATGAAAATTTAGAGAACTATAGAGAAATACATGGTTGGATGACAGGTCTTGGTTTTCCAAAAGACACATCACAGTTTCGTGCTTTACAAGGTGCAAGTGCTGATAGATATCCAACTACTACAAATACAGGTGTTAATAATGAGTTAGGTAAAGTTACAAAGGCCGTACAAGATGATGGTGGTTTATATTCAGACGCTACACTATTTGTACTAACAAGTAAAAACAATGCCAATATAGAAATAAGATTTAGAGATATATATCCAATATCACTCTCTGGATTAGACTATAATCAACAAGCCGCAGATGTTGATTATTTAACTGCTAGTGTCACATTTCAATACAAACTATATGAGTTTGCAAATGTACAATCTAGCACTACTGTGGAAACGACTTCGTAAGTCCTTGACTAAATAGTTAAGAATTGATATAATGGAGATATTATGACATTTGATGAATTACAAATTATGGCCGAAAAAGACCTTAAATTAAATGATACTGAACTAGATTTAGAATCATTAAAAACACCACAGTTACACAATAAGTATTGTAAATTTCACAATCAATACATAAATCTATTAAAGAAAACTGAACAAGATAGAGATAGATTATTGCGTGAAAAATGGGAATATTATACAGGTAAGGCAGACCCTAGTGTGTACCAAGAAAAACCTTTTAATATAAAACTGTTAAAACAAGATGTGGATAAATACCTAAAGTCAGATGATGACTTAAATAAACTAGAACAAAAAGTAACTTATATACAAAGTGTTGTTGATTATTTGGATAAGACTATTCGTATTTTAACTAATCGTACATTTCAAATAAAAAATGCTATTGAGTGGAAAAAGTTTACTAGTGGAATAATATAATATGCAAACGAGCAACAAGTATATGTACTATAAGAGTGCCATTCCTGAAAAGAAATGTAAGGAAATAATATCTTTAGGCCTGTCTAAAATGGTCGTTGATGAAAAGAAAGGTATTTCAAAAAATGCCTCTACATTTGATGGTAAAGAAAAAGGTGGTGTTGATAGTAAGGGTAGAAAAACATCAACTAGATTATCTACAGGTGGTGCTAACAAAATAACTTTAAAGAAAAAGGGCATTGATGTAAGTAAAGCTTATGTAAGAGATAGCCATATTTCTTGGTTAAATGAAAGGTGGTTATATGATTTATTTCATCCGTATGTACATCATGCTAATAGACAAGCAGGTTGGCATTGGCAGTGGGACTTTTCAGAGTCTTTTCAATTTACAGTTTATCACGGACACAAAAGTAAAGGTCAGTTTTATGGCTGGCACGCTGATGGTCAATCAGATTGGCAAGGTGCTTATAAACCAGCACTTAAAGTGGGTGAAACAAAAGATAAAAAACCTATATTTAAACACGTTGAAAGAAACGAAGATGGTACTTTTAAATTAGATGGTAAAGGCAATTATATGCCTTCAACAAAAGATGTACCTTTAAGACCTAATGGTACATTAGCTCCAGGATATACAGATAATCCAAATATGTGGGATAAAATTAGAAAAATTAGTATGACAGTAAATCTTACTAATCCAAAAAATTATGCTGGTGGTAATTTAAAGTTTGACTTTGGTCATCATCATGCTAAAAGATTTCATGTTTGTAATGAAATAAGACCAACTGGTTCTATTATAATCTTTCCATCTTATACTCATCATTGCGTAACACCTGTTACGAGAGGAACAAGATATTCATTAGTATTATGGAGTTTAGGAAAACCATGGCAATAAAAGATACAGCAAAATTTTACGAAGACCACAGATATGTGGTTATAAGAAACTTTATACCTCGTATATTAGCAGACTATCTATATAATTATGCAATAATGAGGGCAGCTCGTGCTAAAACATTTATTGATTCTAAATGGCCTGGTTATAGAAGTGACATAGATGGTACATATTCAGACCAACAAGTACCAAATACATATTCTTGTTATGCTGATCCAGCAATGGAAACGTTATTACAATACGGATTACATGGTATGAGAGAAATCACAAAACTTAACTTAAAACCTACCTATTCTTATTGGAGATTGTATAAAGAGGGTGATGTTTTAAAACGACACAAAGACAGACCAAGTTGTGAAGTGTCAACTACATTATGTTTAGGATATAATAATAGTAATTTAAAAGGCCGAAAGAAAGATTGGGATAAATATGATTGGCCTATGTGGGTAGATGAAACAGGTGGCTTTGGTAACAAAGGTAAACCTGTACATATGAAACCTGGTGATATGATAGTTTATAGAGGATGTGAAATCGAACATTGGAGAGAACCATTTATTGGTACTAATCATGCTCAAGTATTCTTACATTATAATAACGTAGATGGTCCTTATGGTGAAAATTGTGTTTATGATGGACGCCCTCATTTAGGTCTACCTCCTGTTTTTAAGTCACCAGAAAAACAACAAGCAATGACAGAAGCAGATAGGAAGTTAAGTGGGCAACGAGCTAAAAGTAGAAAAACTTAATTCAGTTTATATTCGTATTTCAGCAGAGGCAGATATTCGTAGAGAGTTATCTGATTACTTTTCATTTGAAGTGCCAGGATATAAGTTTACTCCTCAATTTAGAAATAGAGTTTGGGATGGTAAAATACGATTATATTCGTATGCTACAGGTCAAATGTATGTTGGATTGTATCCCTATCTAAAAGACTGGTGTAATAAGAAAAATATACAAATAGAAGAAATCAACGAAATTCTTACTCAAATCCCCCTCTCAGCCGCCGATATAGACGGAATGATTAAAGAGTATGAACTCTCTATCACACCAAGGGATTATCAAATTGACGCATTTAAATTTGCCTTACAATATGAAAGAGGATTAATATTATCACCTACAGCTTCAGGTAAATCATTAATTATCTATATGTTGGTTAGACATTATTTAAACATGATAAACAATAATATTTTAATTATTGTACCTACAACATCACTTGTTGAACAACTATATAAAGACTTTAAAGATTATGGTTATGATGTAGAAACAAATGTCAGTAGAAAATATCATGGTTACGACATAGATGAAGATAAAAGAATAGTTATCTCAACATGGCAATCATTATATAAAATGCCTAAAAAGTTTTTTGAAGATTATGGTGCAGTAATAGGTGATGAAGCACATTTGTTCAAAGCCGTATCATTAACAAAGATAATGACAAAACTTACAGATTGTAAATATCGTATTGGTTTGACAGGTACTTTAGACGATAGTAAAACACACAAGTTAGTATTAACAGGACTGTTTGGTATGGTCAATAAAGTTGTATCAACAAAACAATTAATAGATAAAAAACAATTAGCAAACTTAAAAGTAGTTTGTTTAAACTTAAAGTATCCTGAAACTGAATCTAAAAAAGTATATGGTGTAAAATATTTTGAAGAATTAGAATATCTTACTCAAAATACTGCTCGTAACAAATATATAAGAAATCTAACCTTAGCACTAAACGGCAACACTTTATGTTTATTTCAGTTAGTAGAAAAACACGGTGAAATTTTATATAACTTAATTAAAGAAAAGGCAGATCCAAAACGAAAAGTATTTTTTGTTTATGGTGGAACCGAAACAGATGATAGAGAAAAAATTAGAGCAATCACAGAAAAATCTGATAATGCAATTATTGTCGCTTCTTTTGGAACGTTTAGCACTGGCATAAATATTCGTAATTTGCATAACATTATTTTTAGCAGTCCTAGTAAAAGTCCTATAAGAGTATTGCAAAGTATTGGTCGTGGTTTAAGAGTTGGTGATAAAAAACAAAGTGCTACAGTTTATGATATATCTGATGATTTAACCTATAAAGATAAAAAGAATTTTACTTTAACCCATTTTCAGGAAAGAGTTAATATCTATAATCGGGAGAGTTTTAACTATGAAATTCACACCGTAGGTTTAGATAAATAGTTATATGATTGACCGAGTTGACGATAAGGCAGTTAAAATAATCAGACTGGTTTCTGGAGAGGAAATCTGTTGTAAGTTTCCTTTACATAAAAACCAACTACCTGAAAACTCAAAACTATTAAGATTACAGGAACCTATGTTAATTAAATATGTTCCTCGTATTACTGAACAAGGTATATCTGATTATATTGCGTTAGTAAAGTGGGTTGGTTTTACAGATGAAAAAATAATAACAATACCAATAGATAAAATCATTACAATAGCAAATGCCACTCCTCAGTTTACAAAAAGATATGGTAAACTTGTGGTTGCGTTAAGACAGGCCAAACAATCTCTTCCAAACGTTATAGATAGAAATATGAAAGATGATGAATGGGAAGATTTTGATGAAGAAAATTCCGATTTAAATGAAAAGGATATAGACAAAAATGATATTAAAGAGCTAAGTGATTTACTAAATATGCCAAGTAAAAAGATTCACTAATGAGGTAGCTAAAGCTTCTCGGTAACAACCCACATGGGTATTATAACAACAAAATTAGATTATGTCAAGTGACCATGAAAATTAGATTTTATAAAAGATTAGATGGTATGAGATGGTTAGGGTTTATACTAGCCATGATAGGTGCCTACATATTATCAAATGCAAATCCTAGCACTCAATGGGTAGGATGGTCAATAGCAACAGTATCCTGTAGTATATGGATATATATGGGCATAAAAGATAAAGACATACCTAGAGCACTTATGGAACTTATGTATTTGTTACTTGCATTAAGGGCCATTTATAATTGGTTGATATGATAAACCATTGACAAAAACAACAAAATATACTATAATAATATTATGACTAAAACACGAAAAAGATCCGAACATTATGTAGATAATAAAGTATTTCTACAGGCGATGATAGAGTATAAAGATAAATGCGATAAAGCAGAAAAAAGAGGAAGAAAATCACCACCAGTTACAAATTATATTGGTGAATGTTTTTTGAAAATTGCAAATCACTTATCTTATAGACCAAATTTTATAAACTATACTTTTAGAGATGATATGATTTCTGATGGTATAGAAAACTGTTTACAATATCTTAAAAACTTTAATCCTAAAAAATCAAATAATCCATTTGCTTATTTCACACAGATTATTTACTATGCTTTTATAAGAAGAATACAAAAAGAAAAGAAGCAAACAAATATTAAGTATAGAATGATTGAACAGGCCAA